AACTTTAGCACTAGTAACACCGTCACCGAAATAGATTTCCGTCTTTCCGTTCTCGACTTCCTGTAAGAAGTAAACTGTAGAAGCACCTATCAATTGAGTTATGTCAGATGCTCTGGTGTATGTGGTTGTCGTAGAATCAGATACGGAGTTCTGTACCTTAACAGTAAGAGTTGTCGTATCAGTAGAGTTGTCGTTTATAAGAAATCTCTGATTAAGATCGGTAGAGTCTACAACGTATCGTGTTGTTATATACGATCCTTCATATATCTTAATATTGTTAAAAGGAATCTCCACTCCAGTACTTGAAGCCACAACATCTGCTACAGTGACATACTGATAATCTATATTATCTAATTTGGTTAAAAACTTTGTACCAGCAGGCATAACAGCGGAGGCCTTGGAAGCATCGTTTAGGACAATATTAACTTCCGCATAAGAAGCCCTTGCAGAACTAACTTCGTATCCTAGTGTCTTTGCATGTGATACTATACTAGAACGTAGAGTAGAACTGTCCAAGAACATCTCATTAGCAACCATGTTCAAGTTATAACCAAGGTAGTGAGTGTTGTAAGCGAGAGTATCTAGAAGCACGTTAATACCAGCACCTTCAAAGTCATAATCTTTAAACTGAGACTGCCCTTTGAGGAAAGTTTTTAGATTTGATTTTACCTCATCAAAATCAAACTCTGTTACATCTAATCTTCGATTTGTTCCTGTGGCCATTATCGTACTCTCTCTAATGTTAGTGTTAAGTCAACCAATTCAGTAGGAGCATTAACAATATAAAATTCTACGGTTATTTCATACATATTACGATCAAGGTCTGGTGTAGCACGTACACCAACTAGTCTGGCCCTTGGTTCAAAGTTTGTGATAACATCTTCAACTTGGCGTGCTATAATGACTGCTGTTATAGGAGTCATCAGTTCAAACAACTGCCCCCTTACCCCAGAGAAAATTTCTGGATGAAAGGGTTTCTCATATTGATTGGTCAATACCAAATTACGTATAGACCGCTTAACAGCGGCAACATCTGTTAGTGTATTAACGTCACCAGTAGTATTGTTTTTACTAAAGAATAAATCAAGGTCTGTATACAAATTGGAACTACGGGATGCCCCTGCTCCAGCGGCATCACGAGCAACATCGGTATTTCGCCATGCATAATTTGTATTCGTAGTAGACATTTATTAACTCCTTCTTCTATTTATACTCCGGCGGCAGGATTGTGCTTCATTAGATAAGGAGTATATTTACCCCAAACGTCTGTTGCTTGTACTTTTACAAATGGTTTTGACGTTTCACTCTTAATAGGGTTAGCAATAGTTAGCATTACTGGTTTCCCCCGTTTCCAAGCATCTACCTTATGATGTAGAGTTTCTAGGGGACTCCAATCGGGGCCCTTCCCAGCAACAACATTCCTACGCTCACCTTTCGATGTTTGTCCTTCTCTTGATTTCTTCTTACCCATAACTAATCCTATAGTGATATAACTTCAGCTGAAGTGCCGATGTTTTGTGAATCTTTTCTAACTTCTTCTGCCCTTGCTTCAATTTCAACTCCAAGTCTTTTCATTTTAGCTCCCCATACCTTTTCAATCTGTTTCGCATGAGCTTCCATAGCAGTTTTGGTTTTATTTAATTCTTCCGTAGAGAACTTATCTCCAAACAATCCTTTGATATCATCTTCCGAAACATCTTCCGAAAATTTATGAGCGGCCTCTTTTAAGGTTAACAGGTCTGGCATTAAAGATGCGTGTGCAACTTCAATTGCATCTAGAGAACCAGGCGGTATTTCAAAGTTAGGTATTGCTCCGGCCAGACTGGCAGCATCACCTTTCAATGCAGCTGCTCCAGCAACTACCAAATCATCTAACGCATATCCAGCATCTTTTAGGCCTGGGCCAAAACTTGTTGTTAGTGATGCAAGCTTTTCCGCATAGATAGCACTAGTGGGTGCCATAGAAAGCAAACCTTCCACCTCTGCTTGAAAATTTACAGGAGTGGTAGTCGGCAACTCTGGAATAAGACCTTTGGTTCTTTCCACAAGGTCTACCATGTTAGCATCCATGATCGCTTTGATTTCAGAAGCCGTAATATCTAGCGCTGCTTTAATATCCTTTTCGATATCCGCAACTTTGGCTGCAATCTTATTGTATATGGCACTAGCGCCTGGCAAATTAGGTACATTAAAATCCATAGTTAACCTCCAGCAAACACATTAGGTGAACCAGATGCAGAAGCATTAGGAACCCATGAAGCATGACCACCTGTCCCGTCACCTTTACGATGAACTTTAAGACCGTTTGCAAATACAGTTGCACTTCCTACCACAGCTGGATCACCACAAGCCGTAGTGTCTGTAATACGTGTACACTTTTTACCATTCACAAACACATCTGGCGAACCTGTTGCATATGCTGTTTTGTGGAATGGGCCTGGCGTAGGACTTGCGTGTCCTACATGCTGGTCTGATTCCACTCTTGTTACTTCTGGCATAACATCTCCTAGTTTAAGTTAATCAACGCACTGTCGATATCAACTTCAGTCGATACGTTCAAGTCGAAAATCCCTGTAGTGTTATTAGTATGACTTGCTTCGAAGGTTTCTGTAACCAAGCCTTCGGAACGCCAATTGGTTGCGGCCTCTGAATGAATTGTCATGACATCAGCAGTCTTAAAGTTACCTGTTGTACCAGACTTGACAGACATGATACCAGATATCGACAGTTGAGAGTAGTTAACAAACGCCTCATCCATAATAGAACCCTTAGTAGACTTCCTGCCGATGTCTCCTGTGATAGAAGTACGTTGGAATCCCTCTACGGTGTGTTGTTGGTTTCCTACAATGGTAGTATCGGAGTCTTTATTAATCCGGCCCTTTACTGCACCATTGATATTGAAGGAATTGTTTCCAACAATCTCTTGTTCTAGGTTGCCACCTATTCCAGACCCAACTTTCATTCTCTCGTTCTTATGTATCTTCCTCGTATAATCGCCTTCTACCTCTAGAACGTAATCTCCCTTGATAAGTTCTTTCTTCGTGCCTTCTATTGTAAGATTTACATCTCCTGTTATAATAACATTAGAGGAACCAGCGATAATCTCGTAGTTCGATCCGACAACCTTGACAACCTTATCTCCTTTTGGATGAATCTCTTCAAACGTACCAGACATATGCTCTCTGTGGAGTCTTTCTCCGCCTGGCGTATCGTCAATCTCCATAAGATGACCAGACTCGCTCTCATATACGTGGTTGTATGGATAAGCGGCTGAGATATAGGGAGATGCATCCTTGGTTAGACCTTTAGGATGCAATTCATCCCACGGTTTCATCACATCTGCTTTATTAGTTCCATTTACACTAAGGTTTTCAACCGTAGGTATGAATGGTTTGGTGGCAGTAGGTATCTTCGTACGGCGTTGCTTGCGTCTTCGTGATAGTGCAGCATGATTTTCTGATGTTATACCTCTACCCAAACGACTTGTGTCCGTTTCTCCGACAGTGTGTCCAGAGAACCTACTGAATTTCGTTTGTTTGTCTTCTGGTAGAGAGTTATCCTTTATCGCTCCCAAAGGATAGGGGCCGTAATCCGCCTCATCTTCTGGGTTGGCTGCATATTCTTTAATACCAGCATCATTTGTCTGAGTGGACTCTTTGTGTCGAGGATCGTTGAACCCTGTTCGGTAGTTCGCAACCTCAGAAGGTTGGCCAGGCATTGAACCTATGATGATGGGTTGTTGTTTCTCTATTGCATCTCGAAAGAATCCGATAATCCAAGAGCCTTCAACAAGCCAAGAAGGACTGTTGCCCATTCCATGCATAGAAGGGTCTGTGACGGGATGCATAACGTGAGCCCAAGGTAGATCAGTTGTTGGAACCTCATGATGGTTCTGACTATGATATCCTAGACAGCGTATTCGAACCCTGCCTTGTTGGTCTGGATCGTTACGATCTTCAACAACACCAACGAACCATACGAATCCGTCCATGCCCATAAAATATTGATTTTCTGTTTCCATAAACCTATTTATAAGGATTAATGGAGCTCGGGATTGCGTCCTATACGATTAGCATCTGGATAGTATTCTTCAAGTACCAAGTCATTCTTTCCTTGGTCTGCGTAGAAGGCTAACATCTCATGTGCCTCCTCAAAGCTCAGTCCGCTCTGATACTCCAGATACACATCTGGAACATTAGGGTCTTCTAAGACCATTACACGAAACTTGTTTCCCGTTTTTGTGGTTCTTATTGTCATGTGAAGTTTATTTAGACTAATCAAACCTTCTAAAAGGGTGTGCCAAAGGTAAAAGCATGGGTGAAATGTTCCCTGCCACTATGATTCTCTCTGAATCATGCGTTTGTCTGGGTACTTTGTGCCTCAAATGGCCTGGAAAGAGGATCATGTCACCAGAAACAGGCTTCAAATGATGCTCACCTTGATATCCATCGGGGAACGCTAGGGGCGAATCGTCTACTCCGCATCTTATGTAATAAACGAACGACCACGGGTGAGGCCAATGATCGTGGGCCTTTGTCCAATCGTCTTTTTGATAGATGACACCCCAACAATCGAACAGTTCCATCGCCATGTCATAGGGAGACTCACGTTTTGCGAGTTCAATCGCTACATCGCCCACCAATTGAAACTGTGGGTGCTGTTTTTGCATGAACCAATCCGTCATATCCGCTTTGACGTTCGTTTTGTGACGTTGTGTATCACCTCGGCCCTTGATAATCTGTATAAGTTCCTCATCTACACCCTCTGGCAGATCAACATGCTGTTGAATGAGCGGATATCCCACTTGAAAGGGTCTGTTCTTCGGATGCTGGTACATATCAGGCCGTCGATTAGCATCGAACGCCTTATTGTTGACATTAACCATAGCACTTAATTCTTTTAAACTCATTTTACCTTGCATTACTTTTTCCAATCTACGTCTAGGTTGCCAGAGATCATAATTCTTTCGTGATCACACTCATGCTCTGGCACAAAGTGATTAACCCAAGAAGGAAAGAGTATTAACTGCCCTTGCTTTGGGGGTATAGGATGAACACCATCATTTGTTGGGAAACAAAGAGGCGCACATTTCTCACATGCATCCACACAATAGGTGTAAGACCACGTGGAAGGCCAATGCGTATGCGTTTTACACGTATGACCCTTATTATATATCAAACCCCAGCTCTCTTGAACGTAAAGAGATATAGGATTAGGACTTCCATCAGCAAACGTCCGTATCGCCAGGGGTATGTCTGCGGCTGCCTCTATTGCTAGATCACCCAGAAGAGAAAATGAACCATAGGTTTGATGCATGTCCCATCTTGTCATAAAGGAGGCAGTAGAAGAGTTCCGACCTTGAAACGAATCGCCTGATTCTCTTATATCATTCCGTAGGGCATCGTTCATCTCGGCCATCGTATAGCCTTCGGTGCCACCAACGCAAGTTCCAGTGGCTCGTTCGGTATTATAGTGCATCGACTGTTCCAAGTCAACCACTTTCGCCTTAAACTTCTCACTGAATGTAGCGCCCGGCGTCACAGAACCAGCCAAACGAGATAAACTAGACATAATGCAGATAACTCCCTAAAATATACTTAGATGTTTTCACAGGAGACTCGCCTGAATGAACCCAAGGCCACATAGGTGGGAACAATAGCATAGTGCCTTGCTTACAGGGGCTTACAAAGTCCTGTACGAACGTCTGACCACCCTCATTGTCAGTAAGGTAGATAAACATCACCAAAAAACGGCGGCTCATCTCTAAATCCATCACATCTATATGATCGGGGAAGCTCTCATTAGTATCAGGCTCGTATCGCTTGATTTTTATGGCCTCTAGGGCATACTTCTTCGGGAACTGCCATGACTGAATACCACATGCAGCCTTGTACTTCTCCACACCAGCACTAAAGACCTTGGTTAAGTAATCCAAGTCTTCTCTAAAGGGGGTATGAGAGGAACCCATCAAATTCATACGGGTTAATGATTGGCCTTTGCCATTCATCTGCGTCTCTTGAAGAGCTACGTTCCTCTCAAACATATCGATAAGGTAATCACACTGCTCAGCACTAAGAGCGCCATCCACAGTCCTTATAAGGTTATCCAATAACATCATCCATCATGATAAACTCCTCCTCAACAGCCGCCAAATCCTTCTTCAGAATAAGGAAGACTGATTCCATGTTCTTCGGCTTGACCTTCGCATATACGGGAGAGGTTAACGGAGCTTTCGCTTCATTTTTTAACTTCTTATTCGCAGCTGCTGTCAGCTTCTTCGAAGCATAGTAAGGAATACCATCCTCAAGCTTCATATCGTTATAGGAGTCCATATCAGAGGCAACCTCTGCGATAACTCCAGACTTCATTCCGTTATATTCGTCCAGATAGGACACGGTGTCGCCAATATTGTATTCATTCATAGTGTAGTAGTTCCTTCTCAATTGTTAAGTGTTATAGTAACACATATAAACAGCCTTGTCAAGTCTTTTTTTGGGCCAGCTGAATTTTTATTCCCAGTTAAGGGATATGGCCCCCTTCCAGTTTTAGGGGGTGGCCATGTTGTCCTGTAAGTTCTCCTTGATGTACTCAATTCTCCTAATGATACATTCTCTGTATCGGGAATCTATAGAGGGTGAACCAAGTTCCTTCTCTAATACTGATATTGTGATTGCCTCTGAGGAGCTTAAAGATATAGGGGAATTGGCCATTGGGGGGTTGATCCTTTCAGTTGCTGTTAGATGTTTCATTGGATACTTATTACATTTATAGATTAGACATTGGCGGCCAGTTTAAAGGGGCCACCCTTCTTAGAGAGAGCTGAGAGAGGATCGACTCACTTGTCACACCACCATTGTGGAACTTTAACATGACCCATCCAACCTTAACGAATCACTCTCTCAATTCTATTAGTACTATAACACACTATAAGGTATATGTCAAGTACTTTCTTTTAATACACACAACAGGCGTTAGTAGCTGCACACATCTCCTTAACATGGGCGATAGTCGCCTCATAGGAGGCCTTATACGGTATAGTGACCTTAGTCTCCTTAGATGTTAGCTTCATATTGAATATCTCTATCTCATAGTCATATGAACCATATCTCCAGCATACCACTCGTACGCCCTTCTCCATCCAGCCGTCTGCCACTAGTGTTAATTCAGTCATCTCTCTATCCTTACCGTTAATCCTCATTATAGTAATACTATACATGGCTGGCAGGGATATGTCAAGCACTCATTTAGCTTATTTGTGTTTATTATCTCTGTGTTGTATTAATGTTACACTCTATAGCTACCCTTAAAAGCCCAGCATGGCCTAATATACACCTATATGGGGCCATTGTCAAGTCCCTTTCTATAATAATTCTGAGGGCTGTGTGGAGCTTATGCTGAGAGTCTACAAATTCATATCACAACGGCATCATGTTTATTTTAACCTTTATTTAAATACCCTATTTTATGGGTTCCTATGGGATTATATGGGAATCTCTCCGCATACTCTCTATATACGCTTCTCTAATCTCATCCATAGTCCTATTACACCCTATGCATACGTCATCCTCGAGCGTGCAAACCCCTATACAGGCAGTCGTATGCCACTCTTTATCCATCTCTATATCACTATACATGATCATCCATTCTCTTGTATTTTCTCCGTATCTATCTGGCATTATTCTATTTATTGTGACTTGACATACTATATTGTTTATGATATAAATAGAAGCATGATGAAATTTAATACAATGATTACTGAAGATAAAGGTGGCAAGAACTTACATCTTGAACACTTAGAGGATGAGATCATTAACTTTGGTGTTGATGGTGGTAGGGCAGCATTGAACTTCCTTCGTTCTCTACGTGATATGTTGGCTGGTTCTTCTCGTTCTTCTGTTAATATGACTGTCAAATGGGATGGCGCACCAGCGATCTTTGCTGGTATAGACCCCGATGATGGTAAGTTCTTTGTTGCCAAAAAGTCTGTGTTTAATGTTAATCCCAAATTGTATAAGTCTATTAAGGAAATTGATGATGATCTATCTGGTGCATTGAATAGTAAATTCAAGGTGGCACTTACTGAATTCTCTAAACTTGGTATCAAAGGCGTTCTACAGGGCGATCTTATGTGGACTGATGATACTGAGAATAAGACTATCGATGGCATTAAATATATCACATTTCAACCTAACACTATTGTCTATGCTGTACCCGTGGATAGTGATCTTGGTAATTATATAAAAAAGTCTAAAATAGGTATCGTATGGCATACCACATATACAGGTAGTACACTCCAAGGAATGAAAGCATCATTTGGTGCCAATATCAGTTCTTTGAAGAAACCCTCTTCTATATGGATGGATGATGCCACTTATAAGGATACGTCTGGTTCGTCTACATTCACTACGGGCGAGACAGAGAAAATCACAGCGATTCTATCCTCTACTGGTAAGACATTCCAAAAGATTAGTGCTGTTAAACTACGATCTTTCCTTGCTCTACAAAACTCTATGACAGGCGCCGTTGCTGGTGCATCCCTCAAAACCTACAATAACTCTAAGGTACGTGCTGGTCAGATCATTACTAATCCAGCCAAGCATGCCAAGGGATATGAGGAATGGGTTATGACCAGCATACAGAAGCAGATTGATAAAGCCAAATCAGAGGGCGGTAAGAAGAAATACACGAATATTCAGAAAGAATTCATGAGAGAAGTCAAGAAGCATACCATCAATCTCGTACAGGTTATCACCTTTCAGAACCTATTGGTTGAGGGTAAGATGATGATTGTTAAGAAATTGAATTCTGTTAAGGGTATGGGTACATTTGTACGTACTGCTGATGGCTTCAAGGTGACTAACCCAGAGGGTTATGTTGCGATTGATCGTATCTCTGGTGATGCTGTCAAACTAGTGGATCGTATGGAATTCTCTTACAATAACTTTACTGCCATCAAGTCTTGGGACAAGTAAAGGGCAACCTCATACCTTGAATCCACCGAAATCTGTTTTATCGAATACTGGTTCACTAAATGCATCTGGTACATCACCAGTTAGATTAGCATCCAGTATACCTTCCTGTTCAGTCAACTTCACATCATAGAGTCGCATCTTGGCACGATCTATGCCAATCACAAATCTCTTATTGGCAGTTGGGTCATTATACCTATTCTTTAACTGTTTAACTGCGATCTGATTGAGAGCGTCAAGCTCTTCGTTACTAATAAGAGCAAACATGAGGTCTGCTGTAGCAGGAAGTCCAAAACTTTCACTTGTGTCTTCCAACCCAACGTCTGAGTTAGAGAACCCCGACCTTGTAGTCTGTGTAGCAGACATAATCGGTACGTTAGTCTCAACAGCAAGTCCCCTAAGTTCCTCTGCAATTGATTTAATATACGTGTAAGAATTGACATTCGCTGCTCCCTTGAGTCGTGATGATGCACAAATATTCAGATAATCTATGAATATGATGTCTGGTTTAAATGATTTCTTGACTGCTAATTCCTTAAGCAGTCCACGAAAATGATTTGTATGGGCAGCAGCAGTAGGGTATTCCTTGACAATGAGCTGACCTGTGGTATTCTTCATGATACGACCAATCTTAGAATCAAACATGGTCTTAGGTAGATCATGTAAGTCTTCCATTGATATGTTCATGAGATTGGCATCTATACGTTCAGCGATACGTTCTTCTGCCATCTCTAGTGTGATATACAGGACATTCTTTCCCTGTGTCATACAATTGGCAGCAACGTGACACATAAACAACGATTTACCTACACCTGTACCAGCGAGGGCAATGTTCAATGTCTTAGGTGGTAGTCCACCCTTCGTGATCTTATTAAAGAATTCCAGATCAAATGGTATCTTCTCTTCTATCGTGTGGTAGTAATCAAAACGCTCTTCTGCATCTTGCAGATAATCATGGCCCACTCTATTGTCAAATCCCACAGCAAGGGCATCTGTCAATATGGTAGGTATAGCATCTGCTGACCTATCCTTATCCTTGCCATCAATGATGGATATGCCCTCGACAATGGCATTATACACAGCCTTGTCTTTACAGAATTTCTCAGTAGTCTCTACCAACCACTCAAAATTGACATCCTTATCTGGGTCTAAGTCCTTGACCACCAATAGCACACGCTTAACGTCATCTTCATTCAGATCACGGCGTGTGTCAATCTCTATCTCAAGGGTTTCTTTGGTAGGTAGGGCATTGTATCGTTCTACAAACTTCTGTATCTCTTGATACACGATCTTCTCAGTCCTGTCTGAGAAATAGTCTGCCTTCATATGGGGAAGCACCTTACGTGCATATTCTTCATTATATACTAGTTGACTTAAAGTCGTTCGTTCAATCGTCTGTGTTGGCAAAATTCAATGTTCCTTTAGTTAGTTGTTCATCCATAATATCCACAAGGATATCACCAATGAGTGTATGAAATTCATCGCTTCTCAACCATTCTTCTGGAAGCGAATTATTATCTACTATATCATAGTCGAACCGTAAAGGCAAGTCCCCTTCTGAATTTAATTCATCTGGGTTAGGTGCTGACACCTTGCCGTATTTGTATATTACACCTTGGAATGTACTAGCTTCAGGCGTGAGTCCAATACATTGAGTCTCATCCTTATTGTTAGTCACGTATGTGTACTTGCTCTTGATGTCCATAATAATCTCCTATTCGACCATAACTAAATGCGTTCTATCTGGCCCTGCATTGACAAATGTGTGATTCTCTGTAGTGTCCACCCAATACACAAAACCATCTGCTGGTATATGTACAACCTCTTTGGTGTCAGGCCAAAAGAAATATGCATGGGGGTGTGTGTCTATTGCCATATGAAGGCGAGGTGATTTATCCTTGTGTACACTATATGTACTGTGTTTAATCATTGTCATGAATCTAGCACGATGATATGGGGTGATTATCCTAGAAAATATGCCTTTATTGAAAGCGGGATTTATCACATTATAATCGTACTCTGTCATACCTGGCTGACGCTTCATGCTACCACAGCCACTCTTATATGGGGTAGGATCACCATCATAGGACTGTAATGCCAGTTGCTTCGAACCGCCAATGGAGTCATACCAAGACAACATGTTCTTGGTATTTTCGTATTCCCATTTGATCTGATCGATATCATATTGTATGTTCAGTCTACGCCACAAGACGCTATACTCCAAAACTCTCGCCACAACCACAGCTACTCTTACTAGTGGGGTTCTTGACTGCGAGATATGATCCACCCAATTCGGTGACATAATCTATTTCGCTGCCCATGATATACATCTCTGCCAATGGGTCTAATACTAGTACCTCATCAATAGGGTCTGACCACTTCACGTTTTCAGTCATACCTTGCAGATCACCATTCTTGAGTCCCCAGACATATTGAAAGCCTGAACACCCACCGCCCTTAACACCAAGCGTTACAAAGTCACCATATAAGATAACACTCTTCATATATTTTCGTGCTGCTTCTGTAATAGTTACCATTTCCGCCCCTTTTTAATGGATTGTAGACCCTTCTGCTATCATTTGAGGGTCATACGGTTTGATCTCTCCCACCGTTTCAGTAAACGCCTCAATCATATCATAAAACTCATCTTCATCCAAAACAGTTTTATACAATCTCATCGACTGACCTAACAAGGTTGCAGCGACAGCGAGAACGCTGTACTCTTCTGATAATTGTACGGTTTGAACGAAACTCTTATTATAGAGTTCCATTAGCTTTTCGTCATCGATCATTCTATAGTTCTTTCATTATTATTTAGGTTCGACCCTCGTTGCGATTGCAAGGAGTTGTTTAACTACCATCGTCCAGTAATTACGAGCCCAGTCTGTAGTCGAGATTTCCCTCATCCGTACAGCACTGTCTATCTTCTTCTCTATTGAATCTATCAAGTTCTTCATACTCCTTTATTCTATCAATCATATCCATGAAGACGCCGAACATCTCCTTCATCTTATCACTATCGGCCGCCTTTGGTACACATAGACTCTTGATTGAAGAATCTTGGGACATGATCATGGCCCTTGCTTTTAAGCAAGAGTCCATATCAGGCATCTCCGTATTGATGCCCATAGAGGCAACAATCAACATCGCTTTAATCATTGGACACATACTCCAAATAGTTGTATCCAAACTTCGCCCGACTAACTGAATCAGACAAATCGACATCCTGTCTCTTCAACCGCCGTACTACGGCAGGGGCAGTCCCCCCATACACATTTGATTTAAACTTCCACATTATACTTTACTCCATCCCATTGAGTCACATTTATATTTCACAGTACCGATTAGCACCATGTCTCCAACCATAGTAGATCGACAACCTTTCTCGCTGAACATAGGGGTAACATCTTTGTTATTCCACCATGCATCATTAATAGAGTTCGTCAACATGAAGGCCTTCTCTAACTTAGCAGTATCGCTAAGTCCACTAGAGACTTCGACCATTGCAACCACAGTTGGACTGATTGCATCATCCATAGCGGCATGGATAACAGAAACAGTTTCCACACCTTCGTAAGTTTTCATTAGAGCGTCAATTTTAGACATATACTTTCTTCCATTAGAAACCAATAAGTGGGGGTTTTGTTAACGCTGACCCCCAACAGCGGTACATCTTTAATGGTAGTACGTACATCACCAATACCCCGCCTTGTTGTCGCCTTGATTTTATCTTTGGCGTTTCGAGCTGCGTCCCTCTTGCTATTCCTCTGGGGGGTAGTTTGATTACCAGAGGAAATCCGAATGAAAGACTAACAGTGGCGTTATGCCCTAGATGGGAAAAGTCACTAAACCCATCTCCAGAAGTCTTCCTTCAGTGTTATTATACTACCATAACATCACCAAGATGTCAAGTACCTTTTTAATATCTATCTCCAAAAACTACCAAACAAACGTAACCCATGCCAAAGATAGACAAGATAGCAAGGGTGTCTCCAGCAATCCTGCTGAACGTGATGAATTTCTCTCGAAATGTGTTAGGGTTTTCCATAATTAACCTCCAATGTTAATGCTAAGTTTTGCGGCAGGGTTGCCCCAATTTGCGGCCTTTCGACCTTTATCTACCAAGTAGAGAGGGCCAGTCCAGCGGATTTCGAAACCACCTTCAAGGACGTTACCTCTTGCACCATTTCTAGCAGGGGCCTTATAACCAGCACACATGAGCAAGTCGCCCTTCATGAACTTCTTATCGTCATCAGTGTTGACAACGAATCCCCAAGCAGAGTTCTTAGTATTAATCTTGATGTACTTAGAACCTTTCTTGATCTCCCAACCCTTCTTAAAGTCGGCCTTCATGTCATCACTCACGTTGAAATTATCATAATCATAATTCGCAGCAGCGATCATATTTGCAATACCGTCATCGATATTGTCGAACTTTTTATTAACCATAACCATTATTTTGTTACTCCATAGTCCATGCCAGGATTGTAAGTAATCATGGCTTCCCAAACTGCTTCTCTAACAGCAGTATCCGTGGCTTCTTCAAATTCACCACCAATCTCAGTTCCACCAAGTAAAGCCAAGGCATAAGAAGTCTTTTCCCACTTCCATTCACCAGCGATAGCGGCATCAACTAACTTACCAACTTCATTATTACCTTTAGTGGTAAACATTGCAAAATCGTTTTTCATAATCATATCTTTCTCTTTGTTAACTCTCATTATATACATAGTATAACAGCACTAAAGGGTTTTGTCAAGCGAAATCGTACCCTATAACTCATTGAATTCATTGAGAATCCAAACTTTTATTTTATTTTTTCCTACCGTCCACTCCGAAAAGCCCTCTGGAATGGCCTTATTCCACCCATTTTTACGGGCGATTCCCACACTTGGGAACAAACCGATTCGGTGCATGATATGAGCCATCATCCAAGAAGAGTTTATCATGATATTCTCCCCTGTGCCACAGTCATCAAAGCCCATGACATCTCTAGTCTTACTAGAGACTTCGGGGGAAAGGAATACGAATTCATTATTCATCATTGAGGTTCACCCTATCACCTGTTAGAGTAAGGGAGCGTCCGTTGAGTTCAACTTCCCAAGTGAAGCACGCCTCCATAAATTCAGCGGCCTCCTCAAAAGTCTCAAACGCCTCACCCATATTCATGATTTCACCGAAACCACCAAATGCCGTAAAGCTTGTTTTATGACCCCATCCATCGGGGGCATCGCCGACAAGTTTAGGACTCTGCGAGATATTGCCTGAGATGCAGTTAGTTGCTTCCCAAACGCCAGTGCCTTTAAAATTCTCTTTCCAATTACTAATTAACATCTTGTCTTCCTTTTCTCAGTTTATACCTTAGTATAGACCATCCAAAGGGTAATGTCAAGCGAAATCGTACATTAAATGCATTATTTTTAAATTATCTGAAGATGCGTGACATATCTGCAACATCTGCTATTTGAACATGATATCTGTCACTATTAGAGCGGTTATATACCGCATGTTCCTGCTGAACCTTGATTTTATACACATCTCCTGCCTTATATGGTATAAGTCCTGTAGGATACACCGCAAATTGACACCCTTCTGGGTAGTTAATCGACATATTATAAAGCATTTTTTGTTTAGGATGTGAATGGGGAGCTAGTTGAGCTCCTGGGCCAAGCTTAGATATGATGGGGTTCTTGTATTCACTGTGTGAATAGAGGTATTTGTGTAGTGTGGGGAAGTCTTCTTCTGTGGGCATAGCAAACCACCTATCCCAAGGGCCATGTGGTGATGACTTGGCGATATTAGGTGCAATGCCTTTGATATGGTTCTTTATTGAATCTGGTGTCCAGAATCCATAGTTTTCATCTACCCGTGTCCAATGCTCAAACGCCTCACACTCAGAGAGCATGGTGGCGTGATTGTCTACGTGATCATGAAGTAGGTCTGTTAGATCGTTGTCTGCCCAAGAGTCAAGAGTTTCCCAAAAATTCATTATTTAGCTCTTTTCTTCTCCATCTCACCAGCGATCCAATTCTTTGATATTGAGGTGTTTACTGGTTTCTTAAGCAAACGTCTAACCTGTTTAGTGGCTAGCTTAATAGGTTCCTGTGTTCTGTCGTTATTGTCCACGATGACTAGATTGCCTCTGAAATGATTACTGAATTTACCTAGATTAGACTGCACTGCTTTATGGGACTTAGCAACAATAGCACTAGGTACAACTCTGTCTCTTTCTGCATTGGATTGTAGTGCAACGTCTAGAGAAGTGTTAACAAAGACCATATATGTCTCATATCCTAACATCCTCAGTTTCGAAGACATCCTGTTAATCTTTTCAAAGTCATGTCCAGTACCATCAATGATCAACCCAAGGCGACCATCAACATAGGTGTTCTTCTGTTTATCAGTGATACTCTTAGCCTGATCCCGCACGACATCTCTTTTTTCTGCCTCACGTTCACCTCGTTTAGTATCCATCTTCTTAGTCAGCCCTGCCTTATCTAATAGTCTTTCAAAATTATCATCTGAATTGACTACTTTAAGGCCCAACCCACCAGTGGTCTGGCCAACGACATAAGATTTGCCGCTACCAGGCCCACCAGCGAGGAAGACTGCTTTAAAGATATTTTTGTCGTACACCCCTTCAAGCAAGGGCAGTAGTTCGTGGTATCTTTTCATCTAATTGTCCTAGTTCTTTGTAACTGTATCTCTGTAGGTTCGCAATATATTTATCACTTTCTGAAAGGGGGGTTAACGGTTCCATCTGGCGAGGTTGGGTCTGAAATGTCATATTTTTGATTCTGTTTTTTGTTTTAGCCATTTTGAGTTCCTTTGCTTTAATTCGTTCTGAGATAAACTTGTTACGCTGACTGATGTGGACTCTCCTTTGGTTATCCGTAGAAATCGCTACGTTTGTTATATGTCTTCGGCGCCAATTGATTTGACTTGCCGTATTGTTTTGGTTGTGGACTAGGTTCTTTGGGATCACCTTCTGGTTGAGATGCTGTGCTGTCCTTAACACATTGCATCATGATTTCATGCTTACCCGTAGTCACACTAAATGAGTGTTTCATATTCCTAATAAGGAATTTACCACGAAACCACCTATCAACCGTTTGTCCGTCTGCACTCTTATTCTGACTAGAGGAGGGCAGTTCTAATTCTACAACATCACCAGCATGAATGGCAGTGTATCCATCAACAGTCATGGTTATACTAAGGCCTGCATTAACTTGCTCTACTGTGGATGTGCGTCTACCTATCCACTTACTGGGATTATATCCAGTGAAAGGATATCGACCCTTGGAATTTGTGTAATGTGAGTCACTACCAGATGTCTTATCCTTGATTGATACTGGCAACAGATAACTCTTCTTATAGTAGTCTGACAACCTACCATTAGAATCATCTACAGCACCAGCACTAAAGAGAGGCTGTGAAGTAGTCTTCTCATCGAAATCGTCTATATGTTTCTCAGTCTCAAAGGAATCGAAATAGTTATAATTGGTTGTAGTGAACGTCTTGTTGAATATGTCATGCTCAATGGTTTCAGATGACCACATGCCATTTGCACTGTTAGATAGGGTATCACGTGTCTGGTCTATTGTCCATTCTCTTATCTTCTGGAAGTCTGCAAGGACATTGGGCATACCCTTATTTCTCTTCTCTAATCCGCCCTGTGGTGCTGTGGTGTAGTATCCAGCAATTTCCTTTGTGTACAAACTCTCTAATGATCTGAAATGAAATGCCTGTGTTGTCTCATAGAAATGATATGTGGGCGAACCGAACTCAGTACATATAGCCTCCCTCTTAGCGTTCTTAATAACAGCTAATGGAGAAATGTCTGGGGCCATTATTTGTTTAATGCCTGCGGTAGGTTCAGCCCATACATCTTTGGTGCTTTCTAGATCACCTCGTACTATGGCTGTAACTATATCTGACCACGTACCCTTTAACGTCCTGTTGACTCTCTTCCTAGCATCGACAATATATTCAACAGAACTGAATTCCATAACAACAACATTGCTGTTTGGATTGGTTTCAACCATAGACCTAATCGTGTACATGTAGAATAGGTACTCTATGATTTCTTCTGAGGTTTTGAATGAAGGAGTTTTAACCTGTACCCGAATCATCTCTTGCCCTACAACAGGCAGTGTGTTCATAAAGTTTATCGGATCATTGAATGCTATTGTACCTCTAATGCATGGAGATTCAATATCTTCGTATATATCGATCTCCATGACATTTGATGTAATGTCTAGTTCTGTTCCGTCTGCAGCGATTATCTGCACTAATTCAAGTGAGAATTCGCCGGCATTACCAATAGTATCAACCATTTTATATCTGCGACTCCGACATTATTGCTTTATATTCTGTCGTAAATTGTTCTAAGTATCGTGGGTCTAGTAGTTTAATCTTCCGTTTCTTATCCTGTTCTGCCTCTTCAAATTCTATGTTAGTAACAATACTAGCCATAGGGTAATCTGTATTGTCCTTACCTATGTCGATCTTCTTAACAGGCCCAGACACAGAATCTATTTCGTAATGATGTATATCATCTGCACTGTCGTACTTCTCTTCAACAAATGCTAGGAACTGTGGAGTAGACATTGGCCACCCGTGGAACCTATCAACTACATCATTCATAAGCAGTACCACCCAATGGTACTCTGAATCTCCATACAGTTTGTGTGCAATCATCTCTGGAGTTTCACCCTCTTTAACATCATAGGTATCGAATAGGGCTCCATGTGTTTTTAGTTTGGTACGTACTGCTACTCGGCGTAAGAAATTAGTTACTACCTTGAAGTGTCCATCTCCTTTACCATCGTAATATATCTTAGGGAATGCTGCAAAATACATTAGTAGCCCTCCTCTATACGTTCTTTAGTCATGATCTCAATTTCATTGAAATCTAGTTTAATACTAGTCTTCTGTGGAGCAGGCCCAATACCTTTAGTAATTGGATGTTGAACTGGTTCGAATGTGGAGTACTTATCACCACCATACGATACGTCAACACCTGTAAGATAGCACGTTGAAATCTTATTGAGAAATGGGTTCTCTTTACTTTGATACATGTACTGTATATCAAATGTATCAGGAATTGTCAGGAGGCGTCCTTTTGGTTGTTTGAGTGAAATACTACCTACGTTCATGGACTCAGCAACACTAGGCATCATATGCCGTTTGAATGTGTCACATATCTGAGCAACCATAATAACTTCCTGTTCACTCTTCGGTAAGAAGTTGAATGAGAAAGAAAACTGTCTACGTCCAATGTTCTTAAAGAGCAATTCGAATTTACTACCAAACACCACACCACTTTGTAATTGTACCAATGTACCAGAACCTTGAGCAACTTTATCCATCATGCCCAGTACTGCTTGTCCAGCGACTTGTCCAACTGCTGGGAGTACTGTGCCAGTTATCTGACTAGCACCTTCTTTCATTGCACTCTTAATGCCACCACTACTAAATGCTTCAATAATCTTATTGCCCGCTTTCACACCAGCCTCTGCCATACCACCAATTTCATCATCAACATATTCTGCCTTATATGCAACAGTAACACTAGGTGGCATGTAAAGAGATATTGCAGTATCTAATCTAGTACTAGGTGGACGTTTAGCAGATAGCGTGTTACCACCACTACCACTTCTAAATGCTTCTTGGTTTGTTTTGGATGGGCCATTTTGTTGTTGGTTTGAACTAGGGGTAGCTGGTGCTCCGCCCTTACCCTTACCAATCTTTGGTTGTTGGGCAGTATTGATCATAAACATAATGTAATGACCCTGTTGTTCATCACCTTCTACGTTTAGAGGATATTGAAAATTCTTAGTCGTTGCACCACCATTGGCAGCAAGAGCTCGTGTGTCTGAAGAGTTCGATCCACCGTTAGTACCAAAAACATCTTTTAGTCCTTTGGAGATAACACCCGAAACCCTACTATTAACACTTCGGGCGACTTGGTTAGATATTGCTGATGTAAACGCCATTTATAAATATCCTTATAATACACAACTATTTAGGTAACTTAGTCATGGCATACAAAGGGAAATATATACCAATCAATCCAAGAAAATATCGGGGTGATCTATCTCGTATTGTATACCGCTCTCTATGGGAACGTAAGTTCATGGTGTACTGCGACACTAACAAGGCAGTACTAGAATGGGGTAGTGAAGAGATCATCATCCCCTATTTATCACCTGTCGATGGTAGAATCCACAGATACTTCCCAGATTTTTATATTAAAGTGAAAAGGGCAGATGGTAAAATAGAGAAGTCTATTGTAGAGATCAAACCCAAGGCCCAATGCTCTCCACCCAAGATACCACAAAGGAAGACCAATAGATTCTATAGAGACATCAAAACGTGGGCTGTTAATGAAGCAAAATGGAAGTATGCTACAGAATTTTGTGACATCAATGGTATTGAGTTTAAAATACTAAACGAGGATCATCTGGGCATATCGTATAAATAGAGGTATGGCACAGAGCAAATATATACAATCAGTACTAAAGGCACAAGGTGGAAGACCACGTTCAACCAATTGGTACAAAGACAAGATCAAAGAGTTTGGGCAACCAGGCGCTATGGACTTAATTAGAGACGGTAAAAGGGCAAGCGCCCCATTCTTCGGTAGACTTAATATGTTTATCTATGATCCAAAGCATAAGAAGACGTTACCTTACTATGATTCATTCCCCCTAGTTCTACCTATTGAACTGTATAAGGATGGGTTTCTAGGGTGTAATCTACATTATCTGCCGTTAGGTTTGAGGATGAGGTTGTTGGATAAGTTGGTGGACTTTAGTAATAACACCAAATTTGATGAGTCAACGAAATTAGATGTGGACTACAGTGCCCTTAAAAACATAAGAGAAATTAAGCCAACCTTAAAGAGATATTTGGCTGGTCACGTTAAAACACAATTCCGTAGAATAGATGCTGATGAATTTACTGTGGCCACACTGTTGCCCGTACAGAGATTCAAGAAGAGCAGTGAGTCTGTTGTATGGAAAGACTCTAGGGGAATGATCTAATGTCTGTATTACCTAAGTTTCTAGAAGGCGGCGCTTATGGGATATTGAATAACATCCTGTCATCGTTTCATTCTAATGAAGGATACGCTACACCCAACCATTATGAAGTAGAAATTTTCCCACCCGCTGGTTCATCATCTGGTACTTCAGAAAATGCCATGAGGGGATTAGTACAGGGAGTAAGCAAACAGGATATCTCAAACATATCCTTACGAGCATCTAGTATTACATTGCCTGGCAGAACTTTAGCGACATCCCCAGACACCAACATACATGGGCCGCAACGACAAGTGGCAGACAATGTTATATTTGATGATGGTATTTCTATCAATTTCCAGAGTAGTTCTGACCTGTCAGAACGAGTCTTATTTGAGAAATGGCAGTACGCAGCATATAACCCACAAACATGGAACATGGGTTATTATAATGATTATGTCGGCACTGTGTTCATCTACCTTTTAGACAACCAGATGCAAAGACGTTATGGACTGAAGTTGTGGGAGTGTTTCCCTAAGACTGTGGGCCCTGTGTCCTTGTCGTATGGGAGTGGAAATCAAATCGTAGAATTCACAATGAACATGAATTTTAGATACTGGACTACCGCCGACCTTAATCAAGAACCACCAAGTTTGATGGATAAAATTGGACAGACTGTAATCAATACAGTCGAAAGAAACATATCAAGGGCCTTACCCGCTGTATTGCGAAACGGTCTTCGTTAATCATATTATTTTAAAGGATGAAAAATTATGGCTTTACCTAAACTGAGTACGTTAACATATGAGTTGGAGTTACCTTCTACCACTAAGAAAATTAAGTACAGGCCTTGGCTTGTAAAGGAACAAAAGGTTCTTATGATTGCCCAAGAGTCTGAAGACACTAAACAGGTAGAAAGTGCATTTGCATCTATTGTACGGGATTGCACGTTTGGTAAGATTGATCCCTACGAGGTGCCTCTATTTGATGTGGAATATATCTTTCTACAACTACGAGGCAAATCAGTAGGAGAGAAACTTAAACTAAGTCTGCTGTGCGATGATGATAAGGTAACTAGAGTAGAACAAGAAGTCGATCTAACAGACGTTAAGATTCAAATGGATTTGGATCATAGTCATGTCATTGAAATTAATGATGAGATTAGTATACACATGCGTTATCCTATGTTGTCTGATATGGCCTTATTTGATGGCGGTGGACAGATCAAGATGATCTTCGATATGATCAAACGATGTGTTAGTGAAATCCACGATGGTGCCTCTATTCACAATAGGGTAGACATGACAGACAAAGAGTTGGATGATTTCATCGACAGTATGAGTCAAGATCAATTCGCTAAGGTTAGTGCTTTCTTTGAGACTATGCCAAAACTAAGGCATATTATCAATGTGACCAACCCCGTGACTAAGAAGAAGAATGAGATTGTAGTGGAGGGCCTGCAAAGTTTTTTCGAATAGCCCTCTCACATGAGAATATGGAGAACTATTATAAAACTAATTTTGCAATGATGCAACACCACAATTACAGTCTAACAGAATTAGAAGATATGATGCCATGGGAGAGGGAAATATACTTAGGACTGTTAATGCAATATTTGAAAGAGGAAAGAGATAAAATTTCGGCTGAAGAAAGAAAGATGAGAAATTAAATGGAAATACCTACACCCAACACAGCTGCTATTGAGATGACTCAATACCTATTGCCATACATTGGTATGATAATGATCGTCATCATAGGGTTTATGATAAAGGATTTTGCGACTAAGTTTAGCAAGGGTCTTGCATTTAGCATGAATAAGCAGTTTCAAGAGGGTGATCATGTTCTTATTGATGGAGAACGTGCCTTAATCGTTAAGATAGGTATATCACAGACCGTATTTGGGGTAACTAAAAAAGGTGGTGAATTAGATGGGGATTATGTATGGCGTTATGTGCCGAATGAACGTATCGATTTTCTTAAATTAGAAAAGATAATTTTTGACCGAACTCCCCTAAATAACAATGTACAGATAAAGAACAACGATAGTCGCATAACGGAGATAGAAAATGGCAAGTAGAAAATCTGATCCTATCACAATTGTTGAAGTGGATCGTAGCACTACTGAAGTAGAAGAAACCTCATGGTATAATCATATCAGTTCTTCCGTTATCGACAAATGGCGTATTTGGCCCAGGGCATTGATTACTCTATATGGTATCATGTTCTGGCGTACTACAGAATGGTTCATGGCAATCCCAGAACCTACTGCTCCTCAAAGTGCATTTGTAAGTGTCATTGTAGGAGCAGGAGCCGCATGGTTTGGTCTTTATGTTGGTTCTGGTGGAAAGAAGGATAGCAAATAATGGCTGATGACAATACTAAAAAATTTAGTGACACCATAGACAAATTAGCTAATACTGCAACTAAATTAGACAAAGCTGCTATGATATTAGCAAGGTCAACTAAAAGTAAGGGTTCTGCCTCCGCTGAAGAGAAGCGTGAAGGCAACCAGATGGCGAAAGAGAATAACGCATACCTTTCAACCATTGCTGCAGCTATGGGATCAATCCCAGACGCCGGTTCAGAATCCTCTGGTGATAAAAAGTCTGGTGGAATATTCGCATCTATTGCTAAAGCAGTAGGTGGTATTGGTTCTGGAATAGGTAGACTAGTAAGTGGATTTATGACTGGCATGGCTGCTGGTGTCGCTTCTATTGGCCCATTCATTTTGGTCATGGGTGGTTTAGGTGTTGGTATCGCCGCATTTATGGCGCCACTTGTTCTTGGTATGGCCCTATACACCAAGGCCTTCCCTACTATTATAGCAGGAATGAAGGGGTTTGAAGTCTTAGATGGTAAGAAACTTGAAGAAGTTGGTATCGGTATGGGTGCTATGGGTCTTGGCCTAGGCGCCCAAGGTTTTGGTGGAGCAATGGGAGCAGTTGGTAATCTGATTGGTGCTGCCGCTGATGGTATTGGTAAATTATTTGGTGTTGAGGCATCGGAAGATACTTTATTCAAAAAGATGGAGAAGTTTGGTGCGGTTAAACTGGACGCTAAAAACATTAAAAGTAACGCTGAAGCAATGGTTGCATACGGTGGCGCCATGGCGCTGGGTGCTGGTGGAACTACCCTTGCTGCTGTTGGTACTCTTGCATCTGGAGCTATTGGTGGACTTGGTAAACTTATAGGTGGAGTACCACCGTTAGAAGCAATGCAAAAATTTGGTCTTGCAGTTGTAAACAAAGAGGGTGTTATAAACAACGCCGAAGCAATGATGGAATATCTTAAAGCAATGGCACTCGGCGCTGCTGCGATGGGTATGAAAGCTGTTGCGGCACTTGCTAATACAGTTAGTTCAGTACTAGACGGCGTTAGTAAAGCAGTTGGTGGTAAGGGTGTATTAGATGCCCAAATATCGGGTATGCAAAAGATCAGTGCAGCGCAAGGTATTTCCAAAGATAAGATTCTGATCTTTGCTGGTGCTGCTCTTGCATTTTCTGGTGCCATGGCAGCCGGCGCTGTTGGTAGTGTTGGAAAGGCCATTGCTAGTGCGGGCAATACAGTTTCTGAGATTATGGATGGAGTTAGTAAAGCAATTGGTGGTAAGGGTGTATTAGATGCCCAAATATTGGGTATGCAGAAATTAAGTGCAGCTACAGGTATCGATGTAGTTAAGATAAAGGCCAATGCTGAAGCGATGGTTGCATTTGCTGGTGCCATGGCAGCCGGCGCTGCTGGTAGTGGTGGTAAAGCATTAGGTTCAGTATTTAATATGCTTGGTGGAGCATTTGATGGATTGACAAAAATGTTTGGTGGTAAGGTTAAGAGCCCACTAGATGATTTAAAGATGTTTGCTAAAACAACTGTGACAGACGCAGAGGTAGTAAAAATCAAATCGAATGGAGAAGGTATTAAAGCATATGTTACAGCAATGAGTGGTTTAACTGGACTTAAAATCCCAACCACATTTGGAGATATGATTGGTAATCTCATGACAGGTATAGGTAGTATATTCACAAAAGATCGTGACCCTATGACCGACCTAGAGACATTTGCTAAAAAAGACATTGATCCTTTAAAGGTCAAGAAGAATGTACAAGCATTACAAGAGTTCGCAAAATTAGGTAGTCTTGGTACGACAAGAATGTCAATATCTAGATTTACAGGAGATTTAATGAAATCTATCCCCGCCCTAGAAGTAGCAATTATGGGTGGTACGGTAGGTAAAGGTTGGTTTAGTTCTGGATCAAAACTTAAAGGTTTAGCAAGTCCAGAAATTAAGTTCACTGAGGCATCAAAAAATGTAGCTACCTTGAGAGCATCTCTTGGTATGGAAACAACGATGCCTGGTGCTCCACCCGCCGTGGAAGCACCAAGTGATGGTGCAAGTACTGGTGATTCGCTTTGGAATGAGAAATTAACAAAATCTATAGACGCTCTTACCGTGGCGATGCTAGGTGCAGCAAGTGGTGGTGGTGGTCAATTTAACACTAGCAACACCGTTATAAACAAAAAAACTCAGGTACAAGTTACAGCGCAAGGACATGCTAGATTCAGCCAGGGCTGATAAATTGGGGTTGCTATAGACATAGAGGAAAAGGAAATCCCATATGGCCATAGTAGAAGTAGCTCTAGGTCTAAAGATGTGTGTGGACGCACTTGCGTTATCTAAAGCAGCAGTCGCCGGTGTGAAGGGGATGATCTCTAATTGTAAAGACCCCTCAGAAGTCGCTGGTTATGTAGATCAAGTATTTCAAGCACAATACAATATAGAGAATGAACATAAACTCCATAAAGGCGATCCTCAGTGGAAGTCTTTCCTATCTAAAAAATGGAAAGATGATGGTCAAACGCCTGGAGAATCCATGTCAGATATTACTGCCGAAGTTATTCAGAAGAAGCAGATAGAAGAATCTATAGCACAGATGGCACGTATGATAAACAAGCGCTTTGGTTTCAATACATGGAATGAGATACTAGACCTTAGAGATGAAAGATTAGAAGAGAATAAAGAGAGACGTAAGATTGCTAAACTCAAATTCGAAGAGGAACGAGAGAAGAAGCGTCAGAAGTTACTTAAACTGATAAACAACATTGGTGGTACTATTATAGTTATAGGTGTTGTTGCCCTAATTTGGGGTTACTTGTGGTACGTAGCTAAGTAAAACCCCCCATGTTTCCATGAGGGGCTCTTCTTTACAGCGATCTTTTTAGCCCGAATCCTATTCAGCGACAGGGAGACGTTTCGCCTTACCATCAGTCATTGAAAAATGACCGATTCCTCTTGATACCAGCGAACTTATCTGTATAAGTACCGTTGTTCTGATCCCAAGCACGCCAATACTCTAGGCGGTTAGCTCTAACCAATTCCAACCGTTTCTGTTGAACAATAGGATTACTCTCCCTACGATCAATATCAAACTCCTTAGTAGCAGTTAGTGGAGGCATTACATTACGTTTGGCTACGAAGGTTGGTTCTTTCTTAGCATCTTTAATTGCTTGAGAGATTTCCAACGCCTTAGAATCAGGCCCAATAGTAATACCCAAACCAACAACTCCTTGAATAGTTTCATAATCTTTACAACTAAACTTAGGTGGATTGGTAAGTACAACTGACCCCTGCTCAACATCATCAGAACAAACTAGTGTGATGGTCTTGGGCACAGGAACAGTTAGAGTTTTATCTCCAGCCAGACTTATGGCTGGAGACACTAAAGTAACTACGACAATTGCCGATGCTAAATAGTTTTGCATTATCAGATTACCCCTTATCTGCAAGTTTTTCAAAGTAGGACATAGTGTCCTCATCATCAGATGAAGCAGACACAGACGGAGCAGGAACAGCAACAGTATCAACTGTAACTGTAGTAGATGGTTCTGCAACCATCATCTCAGCAGCCTTACTAACACTAGTAGTTCCAGACAAGACTGTCTCCATACGAGTCTTCAACTCATCATAAGACTTGAAGTTGGAAGCAGAAGTAAACTCCGAAAGCGGATACTGCTTCTTCCACAGTGCTTCAATCTCTTCATCATTATCAAAGACAGGTGATGGATCAGCGAACTCTGACTTATCATAGTTCCAATAACCTTCAACCTTACGTAACTTCAACTTGAAGTCTGCACCTTCCCAGAAATCAAAAGGATTCATAGGAGTCTCATCTTCAAATGCTGGTTGCATTGCTTCCATGCACTTATCAAAGATTTTCTTACCAAAACGATAAAGCATAACTTTACCTTCATTGGCAGGATTAGCCTTATCTTGAACTACCAAGATATTAGCGAAGTATTGCAACTTACGCTTCTGCTTACGAGCGATTTCCTTATCAGATTCTACTCCAGAGTTCCAGAAATTAGAATTCAATTCTGATACTGGATCGTTCTGATTGATGGTAGTGAGAGAGTTCTCAATATACCACTGACCAGTAGGGCCTTGAAACGCATGGTTCCAAACCTTTGCCCATGGCATATCTTCACCATCGACTGCTGGTAGAAAACGAATTACGGCATAACCGTTACCTGTCTTATCCATTACTGGCTTCCAGATACGATCATCCACGTAGGATTTCTTCTCTTGGGGGGCGTTCTCTGCTTGGACTGCACCGAGCAGTTTGTCCAAAGAATTGGACTTCTTTAGTGTACTTAACGACATATGTATCTCCTTATGTAAATATATGCTTTTTTGTTATCGTATATGTAATATACCACAGAGTTCTTCTTTTGTCAAGTACCTTATGTTATTATTATTAACATTAGATATCTCTCCAGCACGATGAATAGGGTCTACCCAATTAAAGGTAATATCCTTAAACTCGCTGAACACTGTTTGCATCTGGTTAAACCAATTGATTGTGTTAAAACCTTTTGCATCACTGGGCAGATAGTTATCTGACCCCTTATATATGTTGTTTAGAGGCTCGTCATATGATGACAAGTCAAATCCCAACATGTATACTTCTTTTGGCCCTTCTTGACATGCAAGATGTAGGGCTGTATTACCAGCAGACCACCCCACAGGGAAGTCTATTGATTTAACAAAATCAACGTCTCTTAGATAGGTGATCCAAACACCCACATCCTTCCCCATTTTGAGCATTAGGTCTAACTCATCAAGATCGGGGAACTGCTTGATCATCGATTCGATGCTCTCCTGTATCTTACTAGGTTCCTTACCAGACACTACACACTGCTCTGTGTGGTTGCCACTTCTAGGAGTCCTATGGATAAATTCCTCTGGAACGTCTTGTCCCATGAACATCATATCTGCAATCTCAGCAGGAATAGGATTCCAGTTAGCAAAGTGAAACTTCATTGACCCCTGCTCAACATCATCAGAATCGTGTTGCTCTTCTAGTAGATCAGAAGTGTATATTTCCTGTTGCATGGCATAGTCTACAGCCACTAAGTTGTCTACCCAGAAGTCACGATAGATAGCATTACAACCCCATGTAGGTATATCTTTCCAATTATGCTGGTTGCCTTCACACCACTTTCTAGATTCACCATTACCAAAAACAATAGCCTTATTCTGTGCATTATCTAAATTGATCATAGGTGAAAACTCAAATATTTTGTTTCGTTCTCTAGTTAGCATGATTGCCTTGTCGCTTCAACTCTAAGTTTTAAGTCTTCAACACGGCGCTCTAACACAGATATTGCTGTGTTGAGGTTTCCCATGCCGGCATTTTCTTCATACCTGTTTTTCATCATACCAATCTCTTCGACTAGTACAATCATTCTTTCTAAGTCTGTCATATTGTTAGATACTCCCTATCCATATAATCCATGATATTATCTTGATTGACAATCTTACCATCTGACGTTATGGCCCACACATTATATATTGTTTGGAATGGCATACCCATCCCATATTGAACACTCAGAGGCATATCAGTTTTTCTTTTGCTGTATGCATAGTCTGGATCAAATCCAGCGATGAAATGTCTAATAGCCATTTTCGACTTTAGGAATTCATCACCACTCCATGTATTTGTGTGCCAAACTATTTCACGATCAATGTGTTGATTGATGGCGAACTTGTGTATCTGGGGACATAGGAAGAACGGCTGATAATGATTCATATCAAAGTCTTCCTTAATATTCTGTAGAAAACGGAACGATTGTGTTAGCAACGTATATTGTGTTATTTCCCACCAGCGCTTGTGGTGGTAATCGTAGTCATTTTCATGGGTGTATCTTTCTTTGTTGGTGTTCCTACTATGAGGGTATCCCGTACTACCAAATAACCTATCTGCCTCACAACCCGTGGTGAATAGATGGTTACGTATATCTGCGGCCCCAAAGATGTTACCTGTATTCTGGGTGGTTTTAGTCCATGCTATCATTTCTTTGTATGCTTTAGGATACTCTTTTATCGCATCCCACCCAGATGTTATTACGTTTATCTGATCTTTGGGACACACTTCATAAAGGGCAAGAAGTATAGCAACACTGTCAATACCACCAGAATATAGAACATCAATGATCTTACCCATATCACGCATCTCTGTGGCACGCTCTATCATAATGTCTTTAAAGGCTGGTAGGTTTTCGGTGTACTTGTATTCGACCTCTTCATAGAACTTGTTACTAGTCCTAAACAGAAATTCATCACCGTAACCAAGAGCATCATTAAGATACCAACTGGGCAACCTATTGACTTTCTTTAGTTGCCTGCTTTCTTTCTCTAATAGGAAATCAAATTCAAATTTAAAATCATCATCAAAGGGTTCCCAGTGATCCCATTTCTCAATGTTCTCAACATAGGACTTCCAGCAATTACGGTAGTGATTGCTTATGTAAACAAAGTCCTTCACTTACGCAAAGCTCCCCATGAATAAGAGAAGAGGTCATTACCTATCTCATCTATTTGATTTGCTACCATCTGTGTCTCAAGTTGTGTATCTGGTTTACATCGTAGATTACATACACGGGCAAATGCCATTAGTGTACCACTCCAGTACCATTCAGTCATCATTGATTGTGGTAGTACCATACGAGCTTGTTCTGGACACACACCCTGCCTTAGAAGGTGTTCATACGTCCACTTTGCTTTCTGACAAACCTGTTCATAATCATCTACCATAGAATGTCTAGGATTGATATCAATCTCTTCTTCAGACGATCCTTGCTTCTTATCATCAGCACGACCACGCCATGCATCGGGCATATGAAATTCTACTTCATGATCTACGTACCTACGAGATACTTCATTCCACACCAATCCAACTTGGTGCTTAACCAACTGCCTGGCAACAAACACTGGGGCCTTGACATGGATTTGTAAAGATGCATGACCAAAAGGACTCCAATGATTATGCTTAGCAAGATAATTAATAATCTTCTCATCTTGTTCAGTCAAAAGACCCACTGTTGGGCCTGCTTCTGGTATAGACATCCACTCTGACGTTTTTGCAAAACTAACCCTAGCAGCGTTAACTACGGATAGGTCTGATCCCATGTGATCGACATATGTTACTTTACTCATCTAAACTGTCCTTCTCTTTCTTTGATGTTAGTTGATTCCAATACGTGCCGTGTAAACAGTTCGTATGAAAATGGTACGAATTGATCTCTAGCCATGATCCATTGAATCTTTGCTTGATCTCGTTCTGCTTGAGGTATATTCTCATATATCATACTAGCATAGTCTTCATCGATTTTCATTCTGTGTGTAATAATTCTAGCAGTGGCACTATTAGTGAATCCACTAACAGACCTATCATCCCAATCCTTAGAATTTATTGCCATCACAAATCTTAGTTTCATTTCCTCTTCTGTAAAGTGAGTGAAGCTCTTCCAAAATGCTTCAGTTCTATTACAGGTTTTATAGTGCATTAAGAGGTATTCTTCTAACTCATTAAATGCACCAGAACAGTACTTATTGTGTTTATGGGGCGTTTCCTTATTCCTCATGAAACTCATAATATGTAGTACGGTCAATCCAATAGACGGAGAGTCCAAAGCATCTAAAAATCCAGCGGCAATACCTACTGCGAAACAGTTACCTACTGCTGGGTCAGCCATCCATCCAGGCGTATAATGCATATGCCCAAACTTCTCACAACCACTATAATCATAAAACTCTTTCTCTGCCTCTTCCTCTGTAAGAAAATCAGAACTATAAACATACCCAGAACCGTATCTATCTCTCAGTGGTATGTTCCACATCCACCCAGCAGTCGCTGTCTTAGCGGTAGTCATCATACTATTCCATCCAAACAAAACCTCGTTTGGCGCCTTATCTAATCTCTTTATCTCACCAAACACAGCAGAGTTCGTTGGTATCTCTGACGGGATAAAGGAATCAGTCATCTCTTTAATCAACACTCTACTGAACCCCGTGGCATCAATAAAGTAATCTCCAGATAATACTGTGGCACCGCCATTGGCGCCAGTATTATCAACTAGTATATGGTCAATACCCTGTGAGCCCTTTTGGACATCAACAACATTACCATAAACAGTTTGTATCTTATCTTTAAACTTATCAAATATAAACTCAGATGTATCAGTAGAATCTATATGCAATGCTATAGTAGTATAGAACCTATCAGCTTCTTCCATATACGGCATCTTGCCATCTATGACTTCACTACCGATACGACCTATCTCTTCGCCTCTCGTTAAACCCTCTAGGTAGGTAATACATTCATTACGTCTACCGTTAACAGGCCATCCACCAACCATTGGAGTATCACCCCAACCTTCAAAGACAACACCGTATTTTGGCCAACAATTATTTGATTCAACAAACTCCTTGGCAATACCCATACGATTTAATGCGGCTACGAGTGGTGGAGTAGAACTTTCACCTACACCAATTATAGGTATATCTACACTACGTACAGATATAACATTATAACCATTAGTAGCAAGGAGGCCACACGTTAGTGCGCCTCCTGTACCACCACCGACTACAACAACAGTTGTCATCGACTTCCGTTATTCACATACTTACGTGGTTTATAACCTTGCGGCCACGTAGGATGGCGTGTTGCTAACTTAGCACAACGCTCTGAGAGTTCTTTGTTGGAAACTACCAACTCAGCACACTCTCCCTCAAGTTTCGAAACTTGAGCTGTAAGTTCGGCAGTCTTGGATTCAAAGAACCCTTCGACTCTGACCGTCTTGGCCAAAATGGCCTTATTTTTTTCATCCATGATTGGACTCCTCTATCAACTTCAATAGCTTTAGTTTATACCTCTTGACATCAATTGTCAAGAACCTTTTGTAATCTTTCATAAGTTTTTTTAAGTTAGGCCATATAACATCCTCATTCAGTTTTTGATCCCATTCTACGCTGAACCCAACCAGTTCATCTAATATAATTACTGTCTCTATAGACACACGCCCACCAAGAAATTCTTTCAAGAGCTTAGGATGAGTGCCATCCTCAACTTTAAAAAGATTGTCAAACGGTGGGGCATTGATTAGGGGTTGTAGTTCAACTAAAAATTCTTCAAAGAAACCTTGTCTCTTTAATTTCCACGATTGATAATGTTCATCAGTGAAGTTAGCAACATAGCCACTTCTGTCCTTGATGAAATTTGCTATAAAGTAATCCTGTGGATTTGAATACTTCTTAGATATACGAGCGAAGAAACCTCTATCTTTACGTTTATAGAACGATTCTCTCTTGATCTTTGTCTTACCTTTATAGGTGATGTAGTCGTAATCACCCTTGCCGAAATGAGCCTTCAATGCACAATACATCAAATAAACGTCAATCGGTTCCATCGTCTTTTCGGTAGCCATCTTCTTCAACTCTACTTCTCACACTAGCAGGAGATAAACTGGCTGCAATAAACGAACATGCAGCCAACATAGGAATAACGTATATCATCTTGTCTGTAAAATAGGCGACAATGTACGTTGGTAATAATACTATAATAGCCTGTAATAGACTATTTTGCATCTGGCATTTTCAACTTATATAAAATATAAGGTTCTTCACCCTCTACTTGTAGGGGTATAGATTTAGCATCTGGGTCTACTGGTTGTTTACCTACGTAGTGCCATTCTGCACCTAAAGCACGTTCTTCTGCGAACTTGTCTAGCGCCTCATCATTGGCGGTTACAAATATAAGTGGAATGATTGCAAGTAGAATAAACATAGTAGCTCCTAGCTATATTGGCAATTGTGCCTGGCGGGGAAGGAAATTCAAATCTCTAGCATTAGCTTCGATCTTTTCCTTCAACGCTTTGGAGATTAAACTCTTAACCGAATCTGGTTCAATTGCTTGATCCTCACAATACCACAGGACAGCATCCATATGTGATATCTTTTTTTCTTTAACAACTTCTTCTATCTTGATAGCGAAAGTTTTCGGTGTGTTCAATGACAATAGTCTTCTCCAATTAAAATAATAAAGTGTGGGGTTAACCATAGACCCCACTCGCATGTATTACGGCATGACCCGAATGTATTACGGCATTACCCGATAGACACTAATTAATGACCTGTCTATCGGTCAACAAGGTATTACGTTTTAAGCACGTAGCGCCTTGTAACCGGCTGCAACTACTGCTCGTGTAGGAGTACCAATCATGTACTTCATATACGATAGGCCATCAAAGGTGGACACACGCTTATTCAGATAGATCGTAAGACCTTCAGAACGAAGTTTGCTGATTACCGAACGGACGTTCTTAACACCATAACGTGATGTAATCTGTTTAGCGGTTAGTGATGCACCATTTACGAGTGCGGCTTCGACCTTAGCGGCCTGGGTAGTAATAGTCATAAAATATCCTTTACATGACAAATAAGTTGAAAAAAGCATCAACTTTTATTGTGAAGTTTTTACAAGAGAACTTCCAAACTCATCGAGCTTTCACCCGAATTCTTATTATGTACAGAGTATAACATAGTCTTATGTATATGTCAACCCCCTTTACGAATAAAGTGGGGAGTATTCTGTTGCTAGGTTACTCCCCGAACCCCGACAGATTACGCAGCTAGTGCGAAATCCTCATATGCAATATTATCGTTTGCATTTACTAATTTGACCAATAACGGAGTCATCCGACAATTCTCCACTCATCTATCTCTGCCTGTCGATCCTATTTCGCCCCCATCAAAAAAAGACTAGGTATATTAAACCCGCTAGTAGGGTAATGTCAGCACATATACTCCAAACGATATATGCTTTAAACATCCACTTACTAACCTCTCGTACTAAGGGGGTCTTCATCAGAATCCCCTAACAATATCTCTAGCATTCTAGTCTCCTTTTGGTGGAGGCGGAGGGTACTGCCCCCTCGTCCAGTTCAGCTTTCAATTCGTATCATCAAATTGTATACTATTTATACCATATCAAGGTGCAAATGTCAAGTCCCTTTTATAAACTACTTTCTGTCCAACATCTTCAGCTGGTTTCATCATAGAATCAGTACCAACTGATATAAAACAAGCAATCTCAGGCCTAGGCCATTCAATCATACTAACAGTCTTAGTCTCATCATTACGAAGCATCATAACCTTATGTCCATATTGAGCATCAGTCCAAAAAGCAACAGGTTCTTCTTTAGAATTCTTATCAATTCCCGTCATTATTGAGACAGCATCCCCGCATAGAGTTGGTCTGTGTACCACAAAGGCACCAACTTGAGGTTGGTTTAGTTGACCTTCCACTTTTGGTTCTTCTGGCGTTTTTTGAGATTCTTCTGCCAGCTCTTCATCTGCTTCTACTATTGGTGTAGACGATATGCTGTCTTTGGGAATATTATTGTTGGTCTGACAACCCATTAACAGAAACACCGCCCATATTGCTATTAGGTGTTTCATTTTGTTCTCTCCATATGGTAGCGGTTTCTACCAATGAATCGAGGTAATCATACTTCTCTTTTACAAACTCTTGTACAGTGCCGTCTTCGGTTACACATAGAATAACAATTTGTTCTATCTCTGTACCAGTTCTTTCTTCATACATCTCTGCATAAGCCGAACATTGAATATAATAGTTTTCATTCCATTCATCATTGCGTTCTTTGGTTGAAGTCTTGAAGTCTATAATCGACAGCACTCCATTGTACTCTGCGATACAGTCAACCCTTCCTGCTACCTTGTATTTATCAGAATAGAGGCCTGCTTCTTGTGCATGTATGTTATCTATATTCTGAATAACGGTTTTTAATTGACCAAACAAACAAAAAGGCAGGAAATCCTTCTTATGCTTCTCCCAATCTTTGGGAAAATTAGATTCCATATTGTTTAGATAGTCCTCACACATGTGATGTACCTTAGTACCACGAGCGGCTGCTTTACCAGCAATGTAGTTAGCAGTCTTTTCGCCCACACGTTTACGCCATTGATCAAGTCCAGACTTATTACGAACTTGTAAAATGGTTGTGATTGATGGGTACTTGTTACCCTCTGGTGTCTCATAAAGGCGTACACCGTCTGTTGTTGTTGCACTTATAGGAGGCAACTCCACGTTTAAATGGTTGAACATTATTTATTAATCTCTTTATGGTTGTAAAATATAGAGTTTCGTTTAGCAATCTCTTGTGCTGTTACACGCTTCTCTACGGCATGATCTGTTACGAGTTTATGGATGCCACCCCATTCTTCATTACGCTGGGCATCAATTGCATCATAATCCCAAACTTTGTCACTGACACGATGTGTTACATTTTCACTCATACGTTCCTCATTCTATCCACTAGTCGATCTGCTCGATTAGTTACTTGTTTATACCAACCGCTATCTACCATCTCATCAGCAGCTGCGTTCCAATCTTGGGCATCTACACCACGTTTCATACCCTTAAATTTGGATAAGCGAGGACGCCCCATATTGAACATCATATTTGCCACTATTTGTTTAACTTCTTCTGGCAAATCTTCAAAGTCTTCGTAAAGGATGTTGCAGTCAGACAAGACACTTTCGCAATCCGATCTGAAGGCCTCATTAACTCTATCTTCTGAAACCCCCGTACCTGTTGGGAGTCCATGTTCCATGTCGGATTCCAATACGAGATGGCCAACACCAAAAGTAGCGTACCCAAGATGATCATTATAAATTTCATATTTAACGCCCTCGTCAATTTCTAGTTGCTTTTGTAACTTTTCTAAGTCCATTATTCCATCCCTATTCCTAGTTTGGTTTTGTTGATAAGATAACTACGAACAAAACCCGAGCGTACAATGTCTCCAATTGTAAACTCAGTACAGTTAAACTCTTCCATCTCTTCAAGGATACGTAAGAAGTCATGTAGACCATTACGTTCATTGGTACGCTGTAGATCAGTCTGATCGAAGTCACCACAGAAAACAATTTTAGAATCTTTACCTACACGGGTAATGATTGTGTCTAGCTCATGAAAGTTCATATTCTGACATTCATCCACTATAATGATTGCATTATCAAATGTCAACCCCCTTAGAAAAGAAGTTGATAGGAAGTAGAGAGAACCCTGTCCCTTGAGGCGATCATATAGATTATTAAATGCCTGTTCGTTAGGTTGCTCAAACATGAACTGTACCATATTTTGATACGGTACTTGATACAGGGCGGCCTTGTCCTCTTCATCGCCAGGCAAGAAACCAATCTCACGTGTGGGAATAAGAGATCGAACCAAGATCACCTTGTCTTGAGGTGTCTTTAGATCAAGTACATCATTCAATGCCAAGTACAACGGAGCAAATGTTTTACCCGTACCAGCACACCCAAAAAGGAATTGATTCAAACCTTTCTTCCAAGTCTTAAATACTGTACCTTGGGATTCTGTTAAAGGTTTAATGGGTAGCAGACTACCAATTTGAATTTCTTTATTCTTTTTAGATGCCATTATGTAATTCCTTTTTTCTTTTTCATTTTGTCTAGAGCTGATCGTAGTTTAATATTTTTATGTGTCTCAGTGCTACCGCCAAATTTGTCTGCTAATGGGCTGCCTGGATGAGCGGCACTGATACGTTGCATGTTCTCTTGAAAACCTCCATCAGTCTTAGGGCCAACGCCCATCATATGATCTCCAACCAGAGCTACAGGTTTTATGACCTGTCTTATATTGGGGTTTGCAGCGAGGTAAATTTCTTTCTCAGACATGGAAATGAAGTCATCCCACTCTTCTCCATCTTTGATGGAATCGTCAATAAATGTATAGGTAGGCAACTTAATCTCCAAATTTTAATTCTAATTGTCTAGAATCGCCGCCCATTGTACGGACTTTGTATTCTAGATCGTGTACCCTGTCACTAAGTTCTTTGGTACGTTTCAAAACATTATAATACGATTCTGTAAGGTTTGCCATATCAGTCATGTTCGGCGTCATTGGTTCTTCACCACGTTCTTTTCTATCTTCACGCAATCTTCTTCCCATGTAATCCCAATAGGATTCTCTTGCTGTCTTCATTAAACCACTCCGGCTGTCTGCGTCTTTTCCATTGTGCGAACCCAGATTTCTCTACTATATAGTAAGTTTGATAAGCTAGAACTGCGTCATCTCCCTTACAATTATCAGGCATACATTGGGGCGGATCACGATAGTCTCCGACAGGGATGTTATCTGGACAGTTAGAGAGAGCAAATTCTAGACGCTCAGTGGCATGATGTTTATCATAGCGATACGTATACTCTTGCATGAGTCCTATCATATGGGAGTACACCCAATCATAGTGTTTATCAGATTCACGAACCCAGATATTGGTAGGGTGATTTTTATGAGTCAACTTATACATTCCTGCTAAGTCGGCGTAATCATCACCGTCTAGAACACGATGAGCTGTGGAGAGCAACTGAGCGCTCTCCAAGATCATCTTAACCACATGTTTGTTACAACTCATTTGTGCAGCTATAACAGGGTCACGATTTAAATAAAATACGTTCAAAAAATGGAACCAATTAAATATAATGCTGTATTGGCAACGATAATGCCGCCAAAAATTGCTAAACCTAAAACCATAAAATACTCCTATTCGTTATGATGTTCTTAATATACCACAGAAACTATAATATGTCAAGTCACTATGGGTTACTTTTTTTCTTAGGTACGTCAAATACAAAAGAAATTCTATCAACATCCCCTACATTAAGGGCACGATGATGCTTCTTATTATCAAACCAAAAGAATGTGCCTGGTTCAATAGTATGAAGTTCTGCTGTTTCAACATTAGGTTCATCTCCAACCCAATACTGATACGTTCCTTGTAGAGACAAGTGGTATCTGTCTCTAGTTAGATAGTAAGTCCCGTCATCTATATGCCAACCTACTTGATCTCCTGGCGCCAATTTAAAAAAGGCAGCCCTAGAGTGTTGTTGACACTTATGTCGTTTAAGAAACTTTCTTATCTTTTTATATTTTGCCCTCAACGGAGTGTCCTGTTGTAACTCCGTATTTTTGGGATCGTCGCCTGCTGCACGAATCACTGCCATCGTTAATGGTAGAAATCCATACGGTTTCAAGTCTCCAGAAGCACCCTTGATGTTACCAGCGACATCCCAATCTTGAGGATTATCTAATACTTCTTGTAAGATGTTTTTGACATCCAAATTCTCTTCTATGAATCTGAAATGGCTCATGCGAGCATGCTCGCTGAAATCGTTCAACGATTATCCCCACTGCCACCTATCTTACCACGGTCTTTACGTGATTGAAGTTTATCTACATTCGCCTGTGCAACCTCTTCTAGAGTTACCCCCAGATCATCTGCAAGAGCAGAGATATACCAAAGCACATCACCTAGTTCAAGTCCTACTCCAACTAGTGATCGGCCATCTCTCATATGTTTCTTAATCTTTTCTGCGACTTCGCCTGCTTCTCCACACAAACCTAGTGTTGGATATACTACTTTACAGTCTTCTGGATAGACTGCCGTTGATCTAGCGAATTCTTGATACTCATCAAATGTCATTTGGTTTCCCACCTATAAAATATGTGATCCTGTATTTCTACAGTCTTCACCTTCGTTTTTGCCCAGCCGGGCGTTACATAATCAGCATGGTAAAATAAAGCACCATCTGTTATATCAACTAAGGTATAGTCTTTATCAACTATTCCCTGTGATATTGCTAGCAACCTCTGATACGTTACCTTGTCTTTAGGTACATCAGATTTGCCGTCACACCACCAGCTGAACTGGCAGCGATTCTTAATAGGAAAAAATTTGGCATCATTAGGATTCTTGGTTTGTCTAGTTTTCCAACTTTCCCTAACAGGGCCTTGTTTCACAACCTCACATATTGTGGAAGGAAACCTCTTATCCTTAACTCTATTTAGAACGACAAAAGAAACCGCCAGTACGCCAGCAACTCCTTGTCCTCTAGCCTCATGATACATATTCATAGCAAGACATTGTGCCGACTTCACGTTAGACATGTCTGCCTGAACTGGTGTTATAAACAGCAGTCCAGCGATTAGCGCTCCTATATCCATTTACATCTCCTTGATGGTTTTGTTGTAGTATTCTTTGCAATACTCAAGATCAACAAATGACATGGGCTTGTAGTTTGCCATCACGTAGTTCCCAACTTCCTTGAAAGTCTCTGATCCTTCGATCAAAGCACAATCTACCAACTCTTCCATGTCCATCATAAAGTTCTTCATCTTACTCATATTTTCTCACTCTTCTTAAAGTCTGTTACCAATTTGCCCTGCATCCTATATGCCTGACGTTCCCAAGGCTGTTTGCTATATGTCGTTTTTGTATGATCGACACCTTTCCACAACCTTCTATATCCTAATTTCTTAGGATAAACCCTGTCCACCATCAGACCTTTAGCAGTCTGCATAACGTGAACAAATTCATGGCAAAGCGTCTCAATGAAGATATCTCTACCACTTTTCTTGACCTTACCATTCTTAAATTTTGTAATTCTTTTGTCTATCTCAATCGTAAATTCACGATCCGTGTCCATGCCGTAGCAAAAGCCATAAGCACCATCATCTAGACATTTTGTAAACATAATCTCAATATCTAACGTACTGAATCTTGGCATCAATTCTTTGATGCAGAATAGGGCGACCTTTTTAGCAAGGGCCCTATCCGTTTTCGTTCCACCAACTACATTAATATAGTTCATTTAAACCTCTAAGAAAAAGCAATTAAACTAAGAAGCAAGCTATTTAGGGCAAATCCAATTGCATTGGACACCATATATAACACATCTTTAGCAACAATTGCCCTAATTAAGAACAAGAACAATCCTGCCCAAATCAACAATATAAAGTTCAAAGGGGGAAGAGCACTACTCCACCCCATTAGAACAGAAATAGAAGTAGGAGCAGTCGCCCCGTGGATTAGAATCATTCCAATCCAACCACAGGCTTCACCTAATTTCTTAGTATTGATTTCTATTAAGGTAGAACCTACATCAATCACTTTATTCATTAAATCTCCTTTGAAGAGACTAGCGGTGGCACATGCCCTAGATGGTGATTCCATCTCCAGAAGTCTCTGTCTCTTGATTATACCTTATAGTAACACACTAAAAGGATAATGTCAAGCAAAATCGTACCTTGTAAGTCATTGATTTTAAAGGAAACTTGAAAAAACTTTAAAAAAGATTATCCGTTGGCTCCACCAGGCGTCTGTGGATATTTAGCCTGCTCGACTACCATGAAGTTATCATCCCAATTAAAGGCTTCCATAACTACGTTTTTGGACAATCCCTTGTATTTCTGATGCAAAACCTTATCCTTAGCAGCAACTAGAATATCTGCCTCATCTGGATGTAGATTCTCGAGCATCTGAACAAACATAGATTCTCGCTTGTTCTGAGTCAACTTACCGTTACCACCTTTAATGTAATGGTACAACTTACGGGACTCATATGCTAGATTGCCATGTTCAGTGCCTTCTGGGGCATCATTCGGTGTGAAAGGAACATCGCCAGGGGGTAGCAACCATTCGATCTTTGGATCAAATGAAGCTTTGATGATCATCCTCAGAGCATCTGAATTATGCAGCTGTAGATATTGTACCTTTTCTTTCTTACTCTTCTTCTTACTCACCTCTTCCAAGATTTCGGAATAAAGGGGGGTGTAACCATTATTTTCTCTAGCCATTTTAGAATTCTCCTATCGATTCAGTGAGGGTGCTTAGCCTCTTTTGTATAAAATAATTTAATATCTTACTTCGGTTTCCATTTGGAGCGTCCCGATATGTTTCAAGTATCTCGCTGGACAGTTCCTTTGGGGTGTAACTCAAATCAATCAACTTACGATTTCTTTGATAGTTTCGTTTAACTTCGTCATTTGGTGCCACATCTTCAAAATCATGATCTAACCACGCTTCGATCTTCTTCTTAGTCATCGGCTTCTGTCTCAATCCATCCACAAAGGTATTGTCTGGTGAAAGTACATTCGGTACTCCATCACTAGAATCTCCTTTAAAGATATGCTCTTTTATATATGTCTCTGGATTTTCGCCATCTACAAACTTCTTAGTAATAGGGCTATACTGTTTCACATTAGGAAACTTCTGTAGTTGGATGAAATCTTTATCACCAGATAGTATCATAATCTCCTCAGCATACTCAGAACATATTGTCGCAATAATGTCATCGGCCTCTGCACCATACACCTCTAAAAACTTATAAGGCATATTCGTTTTGATTTCTTCCTTAATAGTATTTAGACAATCAAAAATAGCGTCCCAATCCTTGCTATCAGAAGTTCGTCCCTTCCTACGATTATGCTTGTACTCTGGAAAGTAATCACGCCTCCAGTAATGTTTCGAATCATAACACAACACAACCTCACCAAATTCAGACAGGAAGCGAGAACGATACATCCGTAATGAATTGAGAATCATATGCCGTACTTGACCATGATCTGGTTCGTTAGTCTTGTTCATCGCCATTTGCATCATCACAGACGCAACAGAAATTTGGTTCATATCAACTAGTATCATATTATAACTGTATATGAGCGTTAAAACTCATACTCCTTCTTTCACCCGACACATGGAACGGATATACGAAATGTTTAAGCCATGATGGAAATACCAACAACTTGCCCACTTCTGGTTTAAATTTAATATTGTCACATCGAAATGTCTGGTTCTCACCAAACATAAATTCGATCAATCCATTTGCTGGATAGTGATCTTTGTTATCTTCTTTGTGCTCTTCATTCATCTTAGGTGGTAGTTTAAGATAGATCACGGCAGAGAAGTCTCCCGTGTGATGATGCCAAGGGTTATACTCGCCTGCAAATTGACTAACTACCCAACTTTGAGTCAGGTGAATATTTTTGAGCTCAGGTTTTGCATTTCCAGCAGCCCTTTTCCAATTATGATCAGTTTTGTTCTCTATTGAATTCTCTAGATAACTTAAGCACGCTTCCTTCATGATCGTCTTTGTATATTCGATCTCATCAGGCATAATAGGTATTTGTATTTCTTTACTAACTTTGCCCACAAGTTTATGTGACCAATCCCATTGAACAGATTTCTTCTCATCATTCAATACGCCGTCTGCTGAGTGATTAATAATAGAAACAAATCTATTCGGAACACACGACTCCATTATCATTGGGGAAAATGGTCTATGAAACTTCGGGGTCATCACCATCAAGCTCCCACGATACTATATCATATACTACACTAAGTCTATGTTCATTTAACTTGCTTGACAATTCATCCTTATCAGATTCCATATCTGTCAAGTCTTCCATTAGCTTAGTTAGAGGGTGGACTAGGTTTAGTTCTTTATAGACTGTTGACCTAACCGCCTCAATAAGAAATCCCATACTATGGACAAATGGTTTACCATTAACATCGAAACCATTTTCACCCATAGTGTGGATCATTCCAACAAGCAGAGATTGAGTCAGTTCATCAGCAAAGTACAAGTCTTCGCTGATCTTATCAACCTCTTCAAGATCGGGCAACTTAACTTTGCGGCCCTTCTTCCAAGGCCCCTGTATTATGTTTTTACCATCTTCGGTTTTCATCCTTCAGACTCATCCATATCTTTTTCCCATACTAGTCCCAAATCTGGGTAGAAAGTTCCAACGTCACGTTTAGGTTTCCCAATGTTTGGGCCATACCAATAGTAACCAAGTGCCACACAACGATTACGAATCTTATTCTGCTGATACTCACCATAGAACATAGAAGACCAATCACCGTGTTTGAGATAGTGTTGCATCTCTCTTATATATCCATCATGACTACCAAGGCGTGCGATAGCTCCCTTGATATTCTGTTTAACTTGAGCCCGTTCTGTAGAGGCAAGTTCCTTTTGAGTCTTGATCCAACCCTTTACCTTGTCTGGGTGTAGTTGAGCAGCATCGGGCATATCCCAAAGAGACTTGTGAATTGCATTTTTACCATAAGTAGGATCAGCAGCGACCTTCTTCTCCCTTGCAATAGCAAGTCGTTCTGAGGCAGCAATCTTCTGCTCCTCAGTCATAGGTTTACGTTTCTTCCTAGTCTTAGGTTGAACCCAATTATTATTTTCAGTAGAAACAGTGATTTTCTTTTTAGCCATTTTTCTTTATCCTTTAAAGAACATTACAAATCCATTAATAAATATCGCAACAGCAATTGCATTGATAACTATTAATGCTCGGTCATTCCAGATGATGGCGACCCATAACCATCCAAAGCAACCAATAAACTGTAGTACCATATTATAGGGGTACAGGTTATTTGTGGTTGCGATCATCCCAAGCACCAGAATACAACTAGAAATCCATTTGACATACCACGAAATTGGGTGGTGATGCCTAGATGGCGTCATTGACTTAGTTAAATTCTCATGCTCTTTCAATACTATAGTTTCCTCTTCGTACTTTTCCTTCATTAATACCCAAATTCTGACATGCGTTTCTGCAATGTCTTTTGCTGGCGTCTCTTCCCAGCGGCACGACTCTTTCGGCCTTTTTCACCTTTAGTCATAGCGTGTTCACGATCACGCAACTCGTTGAAGAGTCCATCTTCTTGGAGTTTCTTTTTCAAAATACGCAATGCTTTATCCACATTATTATTTCGAACCTCTACAGTCAATCCAGGCTTAGCGTTGGATGCTGTAAAGTTAGTATGTCGTTTGTTAATAGGTTTCACTATTCTTCCTTTTCATTTGTGAGGTTATCATCTATATAGTTCCCTCAATTCCCACGTGCCATTCTCTAGACACGCCGTTCCTTTGACCTTCTTCATCAAAGTATTTATCTTGATGTTAGTAATAAACTCTCGACAAGTTCCCAACGTCTTAATGGGCCCAGCAGTAATTGAGACATTTGTATTTGGGTTGTTATAAGTATTTACCACACCATTTTGATTATGTGTTAGAGTGTGATTTAGTAACATAGTTCCATACATTGTATCGACCTTATCTAAAGCATCCCCGACTGAATAACCAATTATCAGTCCTAATGTAGCGGCAGTCGCCATTGTTAATGGGTCTTGACCCCTAACCATATAAGCCGCACCTAAACTCATAATTCCAGCACCAGCAACCGCTTTGTTTAACAATGGTTGTTTTGGCGCCCATACTCCTCTGCCAGGCAGATAGAAATCCTTCTGCTGACATCCAGTTAATGGACTACACCCAAGAGTGGGGTTTATGCCCGAAGGCAAAAAACACCCACTAAGGGATAGTGCAAGAACAGTACTAAGAAGTAGTGTCTTCATTCACCACCTTGTTTTTCTTGATTACATTCTCAAGGTTTTCTAGTGACGTACCTTCATCTTTCTTCTCAGATGAATTGACTTCTGCATCAAGCTCTTTCCACGCTTCTGTGGAACGTAACCTAGAATATACCATCCTATCCTTACGTAACCGATTGAAGATGACTTTAGAAGCTTCCTTATCAGAATACTCTAGAAGTACAAATGCACGAAACTGAGTACCAGCAGCAGAAACATCTACCTTAACAGGATTATAACCAGCGACATCGACATTAGCGATTACATTCTTTGCAACCTTTTCGATCTCACTCATAACACGGGTGTCTACATCAGACTGACCAAACTTAGCCATCCATGATTTAGTCATCGCTTTCAACTTACCGTTGATACGATCTGCAAGAACAACCTTGCCGTTAAGTGTTGCAATATCAACTGCCAATTGCAAATCTGGGGCAGTAGCAGAACCTACAGTAAAGATAGAACCTTTCTTCTCAGGCATCTCACTATACCAAGAAGGTATGAGAGCAACAGCTGCTTCGACCTTCTGAGTCTGATAACGAATCTCTGGTGTATCTACCATCGAAACTGGGACTGTGGCACTACAAGCGCCAAGAGTTAGTGCAACCACCGATACAGTTGCGAGTAGTTTGGCGTTCATTATTTAATCTCCTTCAATGTATTTACCAATGCATCCCTAGCGCCATCTGACTCTAGAAATTTGCTTTTTGCAATAGTACCAATTGCTGGGTAGTATGTAACTACCATGCAACCAATAATAAATGCAATAATTATTTTAATCATTTCTCCTCCGCTTTTTCAGCGGGAGAAACGAAATCCGACACAGCCTTACGCTTTTCGTAAATATCTGTCTCGAAACCTTTCATTGTGTTTCCACAACCTGCTAGTGCGAAAATGATCACGGCGGCAAAAATAGCCCACAATGTCATCTTCATATAGTCTTCACTTTTCATCACAACTTACCATCCTTATCCGTTGTTTACCAAATTCGCCCACAAGGGCATTTATGTATACTACCTTACACGATTTCTTGACCTTTGTCAAGTCACATTTAAGATTCTTTTCACTTTTCAGCGTTTCGGGTACAAATTTCCTCAAAATCGACTTCTTAGCACGATTTTCAGCATTAGTACAAGCATTTTCTTGGGAAACGTCTGGGCCGTATATATACGAGGCGTTTGCTGGATACCATTGACCACGTACTCTGCCCTCAATTGACATAGTACATTTGAATGTATCAGCAACATACTTTTCTACCTTCTTATCAACCACTCTCACAGAGTCTATTGTACCTTCATAGATCGTTTGATCATTAGTATTGAAGTCACAAGGAGTCTCTGTAGCGAGAGCAGTTGTAGAAAGTAGAGTAAGAGCTAGAACAGTCTTAGTTATTTTTTGATAAAGCATCTTTCACCGCTGTAGCACGTATTTCAGATAAGGTGACAATGTTCTTCTCGCCGTCTTTGTCCGTAACGGTAGCGAGATATCCATCTGTCTCCAACTTGTCAAGCATATTTCCAACTATATTCTCGACCACATTCTTCTTGGCTATAAAAGCGCCAGCACAATATGATCCAAATATACATCCAAAAGCTATAGCAGTGTGTAAGTAAACATCCATAATATTATTTATCTTTCTCAATTTTTGACCTTATAATAGATAATAACACAAAGATAGAGGAATGTCAAGTACCTTTTTATTTTTCTTTAAGTTCCATCATTAATGATTTGGCCTCAGCATGAAGCCCTGCACGACTAAGTTCGCCTGCTGCCCTGGCATATCCAAATGCAAGGATCAAATTGCAAGTACCTTGGTACATTTTCTTTAGTTTGTCTGTTACGATATCAAATGAATTATTATCGTAACCAAAGTAATCTCTGGTTATCATAAGTCTCTCCTGTTGTATGTGATACCTATATGTATAAGAGAGGCATGTATTCTGGACATGTCTTTATGATGTGACCGATATGTAATTATTGCATGACTACTTTCTCATATTAGCCAGTGGATTTTCTAGAGCCTTTTTGATCTGCATGTTGATCTTATCCTGTAGTGTTTTCATTGCGGCTTTGTTTCTTATTTCTAGATCGTCCATATTTGATCGTGTCTGTTCTCTACGTTTGTCAAAACGATCTGTAGCATTAGATACCATCTTACGTACTTTAGAATCATTAGTTTCTATACTCTCTCGTACTAGAGCAAAGGCATCCTTACCACGCCGTTCTACACTGTCCACCTGTTTCTCAATACGACCAATATCTTTCTTTAGATCATTCTTGATATCTCTGGTATAGTCTACGCCTTCTGTTACGCTTAGTACTACGCCATCCATCTTCTTATCTAGAACTGCAAGATTTTTACGAATCCCACTTAGGTCTGGCGCCGTATAATTGGCGATCTTCTGTTTCATATTTGCATAATCTTTATAGAATTCCAAGCCCGCATAGATACCGCCGCCCAATGTGCTTAAAGCCATCAGAACTGCTACCATCTTGCCTCCACGAAATTTTATGCCTGCTACCTCTACCTCTGCCATGTTAGTCTCCTCTTTGCCGTTCCTGTATTTTGTTTATCAGTTCAAAGGCACTCTTTATTTTTTCTTGAAGTGTCGATATAGCACCATGCATTTTCGCCAATACAATTACTAAAGTTAATATTCCAAATGCTAACGGCCATAGCGAGCTTATGGCCTGTATTGTCTCTAGTGGCATTTTTTTTACCTCCTGTATTGGCTTGCCGTCAAGGCGTCATGAGCAACGTCACTCCCTCCAAATAAAATATAAGCCGAGTAATTATTGTCTGATATTGATGTGTCTGGTATTTTTGTCTCATTAAAGAAACCAGGCGTATCTGGTATTATCTTCGAAACATTAAAAAAACTTCTAGTATTCCCCAGTACTTGCATTACTACTAGTTGTCGTACTTGGTTCGTACTATCATATTTTCCTTTATCACCCATGCGTTTCATTATCTTCTTAGCAACTTTTTGTTTAGCTGCACGTTTCTTCGCAATCTTTTGTTTCGCTGTGGGTTTCTTTACACTAGCAGATTCAGTTTGTGCTTCTTCTGGTTCATCGGCAGATGCAGCTGGGGGCCCTCTTCGTACCCCACTATCCGTTGATCCATTGTCGGCGTCTTCATTTTCTGTAGTTGCACTATTGGTTCCACCTTCCTCACTCGGCTCTGGGCCATTAGTGACGGTAGATTCAACAGGTTGTTCATTGGTAGGTTCATTAACAACTTCCATTTCTTGTTCAACTGAAGCAGTAGTTGCCACCTCGGCAATCTGTTCAACAGTTGTTGTTTGTACTGGTGCCACCATTACTGGGGCTTGCAGTTCTACAGTTTGAATCTCTGCAATC